CGACTAAAAACGGTAGAACAGTTTCGTACGCTATTAGAACCAAAATATCAGTTTTGAAGAATCACATTAATGGGCTCGGATACAAAGATGGTAAGATTATTGCAACCCCACAAGGTTATATTGTGGACACAAAAGAAGCTTTGGAAGAATATAAAAAACAATATTCGCAGTATTGGAACGCAATTCTTTCAGGTACTGGTGAAATTACTTTCGGTGAAGAAGTTGAAGAGCCAACAATTGAAAGTTTTGACGAATAAAAGTTATATTCATTCCACTTTTTTAATATATTAGATATTTATTATTAATGGGTAGAAAAAAAATAATTGAAGAAATGAAAAAGGTTAAAGTCGGGGTTTCAATTGACCCCGATTTACCTGATTATTTTAAAGAAAAATCAGTTAATTTGTCCTCATTAGTTAATAAATTATTAAGAAAATATATTGAAGATGGAAACTAAAATTTGTTCTAAATGTAAAGAGGAGAAGGATGTTTGTGAGTTTGGTAACCGCTCAAATAGTAAGGACGGCAAATCCCCCCAATGTAAAAAATGTCACAATTTAAGGTCTGCGGATTATCAAAAACGGAATTATAAAGAATGTTTAGAAAGACAGAAAAAGTGGAGAAATGAAAATCCTGAATGGGTTTATGATAGGCATAAAAAATATAGAGAAAAAAATCCTGAAAAAATTAAAGAGTTAAGGAAAAAATTTTATACTAACAACCCCGATAAAAGAAAAGAATACCGAGAAAATTACAAACCAAGGAAACACGAACAAAGAAAAGAAAGAAGAGAATCTGACCCCATTTTTGTATTAATAAATAACATTAGGAGTCGTATTTACAAATACTTAACCAAGTTGGACATCACTAAAAAAAATAAAACTTTTGAAATTGTTGGTTGTACTCCTGATGAACTTAAAATATATTTAGAGGAAAGATTTACTGATGGTATGTGTTGGGATAATAGAGGGAAATGGCATATTGACCACATTATACCTTTATCGTCGGCAAAAACTGAAGATGAATTGTATAACCTATGTCATTATACAAATTTACAACCTTTATGGGCGGTAGATAATTTAAAAAAAGGTAACAGAATTTTGTCAAACAATATAAAATCGCATTTGTGAAAAGAACATTACTTATTGACGGAAATAATCTAATGATGATTGGATTTTATGGTGTTAAAGATTATTTCCATAACGGAGAACATATTGGAGCAATTTATTACTTCATCAACACATTAAGAAAATTTATTGAAGAACAAAACTTTGATAAGGTAGTAGTATTTTGGGATGGTGAAGACTCTACGAGTATTCGTGGAGTTCTTTACCCCAAATACAAACAAAACCGTAGATTGACAATGGAAGAACCTATCTTCATGTCCTATCTAAAACAAAAGAATAGAATTAAACAATACTTAGAAGAGGTCTATATCCGACAGATTGAAATTGCGGGTAGAGAAGCTGATGATTTAATTGCTCAATATTGTCATGTTTCTGAAAATGAACATAAACTAATTTTCTCATCAGATAGGGATTTAACCCAACTAATTTCTGAAAAGGTGTCAATATACTCACCATCACTTAAAGCGACTTTTAAACATGGTGACAAGATTAAATTTGATAGTTTTGAATTTCCTCACTACAATGTCAAAACTTTGAAGATATTAACAGGTGATAAGTCTGATAATATTGAGGGTATCTATTTGCTCGGAGAAAAAACTTTAGTAAAATTTTTTCCTGAGATACTTGAAAAACAAGTTAGTTATTCCGATATTTTAACAAGAGCAGAAGACTTATTAAAGGAACAAAAAGATAATCAAACTTTAAAAAACCTTCTAACAGGAAAAACAAAATCAGGTATATTTGAAAACGAATTTTTTGAAGTAAATGAGCAAATCGTTGATTTATCAAACCCACTCCTCAAAGACGAGGACAAAGAAGAAATTTCCCAAATTGTTAATGAAACATTAGAAACCGAAGGGAGAAGCTATAAGAATATTATTCGTTATATGGTTGAAGACGGATTATTCAAATACCTTCCTAAGGGTGATGACTCATGGACATATTTTTTGAAACCATTTATGAAACTAACAAGAAAAGAAAAAAACAAAAAGTAAAAACTAAAAATTATGAAAGAACAACAAGACATTACGAAACTGGAGTTTCTAATGACCGTGAACGACAACTTTATCGTTCAAAGATTTTTTAATGTGAAGGGTTACAACCCATATTCAAAGAGCTCAGTTGAGTTGATTGATTTGATGGAAGGGTTTGTAAACAAACTGAAAAACAATTTCAAAATGAAAACTATGGTCTATATGACAGATAATTCATATGAGATTATGGAGAACCCTGAAGTGTTGAATACATCGTTTACGGACGGTCCTGAGGTATTTAACATCTATTTGAAAAACGGTAATAATGTTATGATGCATTGGACATTTGATGCTAAACTTTACCCACCCAAAGTTAGATACACAGTTGATGTTCGTCCTTTTTTGAAAGAGATATTGAACTCGTTGACTGAGGTATTTTCAACCAAAAAATTAACATACGATTACATGGGTTACTCCTTAGTTTAAAGATATTTAGTAAAAAAGAGGAATTATGGCGGACAAAAATTTTGAATACTTAGGAAATCAGTTTCAATTACAATTACTTAATCAACTTATTGTTGATAAAGACTTCGCCCATTCCATCGTAGAGGTTTTAGAACCTTCTTACTTTGAAAACAAATACTTTAAACTTATCGTTCAAATGGTTAAGGAGTATTATCAAAAGTTTGAGCATTCGCCAAGTTTTGATACTCTTTACCAAGTTGCAAAAAGTGAAATTGCTCAAGAGTTATTGTTAAAGATAACTCTTGACACAATTTCTGATATAAAGAATGTTGACGAAAGTGGAACACAGTTCGTTCAAGAAAAAGCCTTGAAATTCTGTAAACAACAAGAGTTACAGAAAGTGATGGAGAAGGCAAAAAAGATTATTGACCATGGCGAGTTTGAAAATTATGACACATTAGAAGAAATGGTTCGTGAAGCATTACAAGTTGGTAATGTTGATAGAGGAACTGGTAATGTGTTTGAAAATTTAGATGATGTATTGGCTGATGATTATAGACACCCAATACCTATGGGGATACCTGGTATTGACAATTTGTTAAAGGGTGGTTTGGCTAAAGGAGAAATTGGTGTTATATTAGCACCCACGGGTGTTGGTAAATCAACTCTTACTACAAAAATTGCAAATAATGCGTTTAATTTAGGGTTTAATGTTTTACAAATATTCTTTGAGGACAACCCAAAGATTATCCAAAGAAAACATTTCACTTGTTGGACAGGTATAGCTCCTGATGACCTTAGTGCTCATAGAGATGAGGTATTTAAAAAGGTTGCTGAGATTGAGGAAAAAATGTCCAACAAACTGATACTTAAAAAACTTCAATCTGACACATTCACCATGAGTCAGATTAAGAACCAAATTCGTAAGATGATTGCTGACGGGACACATATTGATATGATTATTTTGGATTATATTGACTGTGTAACACCTGAGAAGGCTTTAGAAGATGAATGGAAAAGTGAGGGTTCGGTTATGAGAGCTTTTGAAGCGATGTGTCACGAATTGAATATTGTTGGATGGACAGCAACACAAGGTAATAGAAGTTCAATATCATCTGATGTTGTAACTACAGACCAAATGGGTGGTTCTATTAAGAAAGCACAAGTTGGCCATGTCATTATCACTGTAGCCAAATCTTTACAACAAAAAGAGATGAACCTTGCAACAATTGCCATCACAAAGTCTCGTATTGGTAAGGACGGGGTGGTATTTGAGAACTGTAAATTCAACAATGAAATGTTGGATATTGATACAGAAAGTTCTGTTACATTCTTGGGACTTGAAGAACAAAAAGAGGAACAAAAAAGAAACAGAATTAAAGAAATTATGGACAAAAGAAAACAACAACAGGTATAATTATTAAAACAGAAACAGATAAAAAATTATGGAAAAAATATTAAAAGACAATCCGAATCGATTTGTAATTTTCCCCATCCAATACAATGATATATGGGAATATTATAAAATGCACCAAGCGGCATTTTGGACGGCTGAAGAAGTTGATTTAAGTGGTGACATCAGAGATTGGGAAAATCTTTCAGAAAATGAACAATATTTTGTTAAAAATATTCTTTCTTTTTTTGCAGCATCTGATGGTATTGTAAATGAAAATTTAGCGGAGAATTTTTACAGAGAGGTTCAATACCCTGAAGCAAAATTCTTCTACGGTATGCAACTCGCAATGGAAAACATACACTCATTAATGTATTCGTTATTGATTGACACATACATTTCAAATGAGG